GTTCAGGCGCTTCTCCACCAGGCGGTCGAAGTAATCCTCGCCCATGGCCTCGCGCAGCGCGTCCTCGTCGCCGCTGCGGAGCCGCTCCAGGATCGCGCGCTCTGCCTTGAACGCCTCGCGCTCCTGCCGCAACGCGCTCTTCTCGCTCTGGAGGGCGGCGAGCTTCTCCTGGTGGGCCTTCTTCTTCCGGTTGAGCGCCGTGAACGCCTTGGTCAGGGCCTCATCACTGGGCTCCTTCTCCTCGGGCTCCGGTGCGGGCGGTGGGGCCTCGCCCTCGACGGGGGGCGCAGCTTCGGTGGTCTCGTCAACGGGGGTGGCTTCAAAGTCGCTCATGCCATCATCTCCTGGGGAGGGGTCATCTCGGGCATCATCTCGGGAGGCAGCTCACCCTCGACGGGCGGCATCTCCTTGGCGGGCATCTCGGTGGGCGGGGGTGCGCCGCCCTCGGGGGGTGGCGGCGGGGCCTGGAGGTCGGTGATCGCCTGGATGTACCGGCGGACCAGCTCCAGGCGGTCCTCGCTGGCGCCATCGACCACCGCCTGGCAGTAGTGCTGGCCGGCAAGCTGGAGCGCGAGGTCGAGGGGAAAGAAGGGCTCCGGCGACTGGGGCACCCCATCGCGGATCATCTCCAACATCTGCATCTCGATGACCCGGCGCGGGGCGGTCGCGGTCTTGTTCAGCGCCTTGACGTCGGGCAGGTCGAGGTTTTCCCGGAACTCCTCGGGGGAGAGGACGCCAGCGTTCATCAGCTCCTCCAGCGCCGCGGCCTTCGCTGCGGGGGTGCTCGGGAGGATCGACACCGGCGCCGCAACCATCTCCAGCCCGTCGTCGGGGAGGTCGATCTCTTTCCAGCGGAGGCTCACCACCTTGCGCTCGCGCGGGTCGCTGAAGATCACCCTCACGTCGGGGCGCACCTCGGCCACGGCGCGCTGAGCACGGACCAGCGCCATCCCCAAGGCCAGGTAGCTCTGCGCGCGGAGGTCGCTCCCCTCGCGCAAGTTGCCTTCCTGCTGGTCGGCGAAGATCCGGAGGCTCCGACCGCTCTGGAGCCCCGCGGGCTTGGTCGAGCTGGCCGCGTACTGGCTGACGCCGCTGGTGTCGTACATCGACTGAGCGATGCCATCGGCGTAGCGCGAGGACTCGGCGGTGAGGCCCTGCGCCGTCTGAATGATCGGAGGGGTGCCCCGGTACTTGAGCATCTTCATCGGGGAGTTATCGATCTGCCCCACCTCGACCTCGGACGACTTCTCCACCAGGAGCGTCGGCCACGCGCCCAGCTTCACCGTCTCACTCATGGCGCTCATGATGTCGTTGAGTTCCATCTGCTGGCCGGCGACCTCGTGGGCGAGCCCATCCCCCCAGAAGCCCGACAGGGGCGCCGCGTGCTGGAACCTCACCAGCGGGGGCACGTCGTACAGGTACGGCTCATCGATGAGCGTGGCGCTGCTGACGGCCACCACGTGCCGGCCCATGTCGCCGTCCGGGTCGAGGTACCATGCCTCAATGACGCGCACCGGGTCGCTCATCCCGTCGAGCCAGCCCGCCCACTCGGGACGGTCCGTGGTCGCGTCGAAGATGTCCTTGGCGTGCTTGGGCCAGAGCGCGATCAGGTGAGCGCGGTCGATCCAGCGGACTTGGTAGTAGCAGCGGGGCTCGCCATAGAGCCCGTCGAGAGGATCCACGTAGACCTCCCAGGGGTAGACCCTCTCCACACACACGCGGGGGTTCTTGGTGTGCAGGAGCGGGCTCACCTTCACGAATCCGTCGCCGAACGTGAGCGCGTGGCGTTGCGCGAGGTTGGCGTAGCTGTCGACCTTGTTGGAGAGGAACAGCCCGTGGACCGCGGTGTTCAACTCCTCGAGCTTCTGCCTCAGCTCGAAGTCGCCCCCATCGGAGCAGTAGAAGGGGCGCGGGATGGTCGAGATCAGGCGCGCGTGCGCCGTCGACACCAGCCGGCGCAGGACGTTGCGCGGCACCCGGTAGTCTTGCTCCCGGTCGATGGTGCGCCCGCCCCACATGCACTGGCGGTCGTGCTCATCGTGCAGCAGCGCGAGGATCCGGTAGTAGTCGATCCTCTGCCGGTCGTGGGCCATCGCCAGATCCAGCGCGGTGGTGAGGGTGCCATGGACGTCGTCTTTGTCGACGAACCACCAGCGGCGGTCGAGCCTGTTCAGGATTGCCTTCGATACCATGGCTTGTTCTTCTCCTCGTTCGCGCGGGCTTCGAGCTTGGCGATCAGGGACGCCTCCAGGGCGTCGATGGGGTTGACGGGAGCAGGCACCGGCGTGCCCCCGTAGCGCTGGCGACCCCACGCGGCGCGCGCGAGCACGTCGGCAAGGTCGCAGTGGGATCCGTCGGTGTCCTCGGGCAGCACCACCGAGAGCACGCCTCCGGGGGCGAGGCGGGGGCGCACCTGCCCGAGCTGACGCCGGAGCCGTTGGGCTTCGGGCAGCGCGGGGTTGACCCGCAGCGTCCCGGCGCGCACCTGGAGCCGCAGCGCCAGGAACCGCTCGCCGGGTCCGGGGCCGTCGTACAGGCTCACGCCGACGGGGTCCGTGTGCTCGCGGAGCGTCTCGCGATAGTGCCCGTCCGCCACCGCCATCCCGCAGTGACGCGCCTTCAGGGCGGCGGCGAAGGAGGAGCACACGACCGACGGGACGAGGGCCCTCGTGGGCTCGGGGCGTAGCTCCTGGAGGTCGATGGCGTCCGCCACGCCGGAGCGCTCCGACAGGACAGCGAGGGTCGCGGAGTTCCGAACGAACCCCAGGTCGACCGCCGACGAGATCAGGTCGCCGGGCCCCGCGTCGCGCCGCGCGGTGTCGCTGAAGAGCAGCTCGAAGTCGCTGGCCACGAAGAACGAGGCGCCGTTGACGAGGCCGAACTCCGCATCAATCTCGGTGCGGGCCAGCTCGGGGTTGTCGCGCCGGAACTCGTCCACCTTCTCCGCCGTCCACCAGACGGGGTTCATGACGTCCGCGGGCGCACGGACCACCACGAGGCTCGCGGTGGGGGCGCCATGGCGAGCCATGACGGTTTCGTAGACGGGGCCCTCGGCCTCCCAGGGCGAGCCGATGGCGAGAAGCTGGGCGCCGGGGAGCAGACGGCCGAGGACCGCAGCGCGGGCGTCGCTGAAGTTGACGACGGCCTCATCGCCGCTCATGCGCGGGGCCTCGTCGAAGATGACGCCTGCCGACCAGCGAGCAACGAGGGTGCCGCCGGCCTTGCTGCCTGCGACGACCTTGATCTCGATGGGGCGCCCGGACGGATGGCGTAGCGTCACCGTGTCGGCGGTGGGCTCGCCCACCAGGAGCTGCCGGAGCACCGGGCTTGCCTGGACGTTGCCCAGGATGTGGCCGTAGACCACCTTGGCCGTGTCGATGCTCAGCGACACCACCGACACGCGCGCCATCTCGCCAGCGCCGAGCTGGGAGATGTCGACCGTCTGCGTGGACAGCACCGCGGCGGCGGCAGCAATCAGGCTCTTCGCCGCGCGGATGCCGGCGATCAGGTAGACCTCGCGGGGGCGAGCAAGGGGCAGCGCCTCGACGGCAGCGGCGCCACCGAAGGCCCGGAGCACGTTGGGCTCGCTGGCGAGGTCGCCGAGCGGACGCCCCTCGATGGCGCGACAGACGGCGCGCTGTACCGGGGTCGCGGTCACCAGCCGGAACCCCAGCGGCGAGGTCAACAGGTCCTCCAGGCTCGGCGGGCCCGAGGACTCGGCGGGGGCCTTCTTCTTAGCGGCCACAGCGCCTCATGGTGACCTGCACCCAGAGGCGGTGCTCCGTCGTGGGTAGCATCTCGTCGCGCTCCAGGAGGTAGACCACGCTGGCCACGATGCCGCGGCGCATGACCCGACGGACCCCCCGGCGCCCTCCCGAAAGGGGCTGGAGGTCGAGGGCGGTGACCTCCTCGCCCACGCGAGGCACCGGGCTGCCGGAGGGCAGGGTGTCGACCCGCATCGAGGGCCAGTGGATCTGGACGATGGCGCTCATGACCTCACCGTCCACCAGGGCCACGCATCGGCCAGGTCTTCCATCTTGCCAAGGAGGTGCTGGAACACCGGGCGGTCTTGCAGCTCCGGGGGGTGGGCCGCGATCCTGAGGGCGATGGCCACCACGGCGTCTGCGGGGTCGTACTGTGCCCCGAAGAGCCAGATGCGGAAACGCTCCGGGTCGGGGGCTCCTCGGGTCTCGCCGTTGACCACGCCAGCGACGTGCGCCGCGGTCACCGCAACGTGGAGTAGTTCGACCCGCTCCCGGGTGAGCCTGAACGTGGGCTTGTGCAGGAGCCACGCGGGCGGGGGCGTCTCGGGCTGGAGATCGGCAACCCTCACGAGCCCCCCTTGAGGGCGTCGAGGGAGAGACCGCCGGAGGGGGTGAGGCTGAAGGAACTCTTGACGAGGCCGGTGACCTTCGACAGTTCGGCTACCACCTTGACCCGCAGGGGGATGCGCTTGGCGGGGTCGGCCACCGTCTCGACCTCCCGGAGCGCGAGCAGGAGCTGGGAGACCACGAGGCGCCGGGTGGGGTCGTCGCCGATGATCCGGGCGAGGACGGCGTTGACCTTCTCCGCAACCTTGTCCACGCCGTCGGGGGTGCAACCCCACTCCGCGGCGAGCTTGTTCCGGTGGTTGGAGTTCCAGACCCCGGAGAGCTTCAGTCCGAGGATGTACGCGGCCTTTTCTGACGCGAGGGGGATGCCTGCGATGGGGCGCGCTTCCCCGATTTCGGGAGCGGGCCGAGTGTCGTCCCCGACCAGTCGGATGGTTTTCCCCGAACGGCCCGAGGAACGGGCGGCGGCGGTCCCCTCGCGGGTGGTCATCGGCCGTACACCTTCAGGGTTCCGCCCGTCATGACCTTGGGCCAGAGCTTCTCGCCGGCCCGGACCTCTGCATCGACCAGACCCCAGAGGGCGGTGAGGACCGCCATCGAGCAGCCGCAGGCGACGGGGCGCCGGGTCTGGCCCATCTCGTCACGCTGGACGCGGTGATAGCGGCGGTAGGCCACGGCCAGGCGAGCACGGCGGCGCCGTTCGATGCGGGTCATCGTCCCCCCGTCAGGATGCGAGCGGCGGCGCGCAGGGTGGCCAGATCGTCGATGGCCTGGCGAGCGTCGCCCGCGGTGGCGAGGCCCTGCGTGTAGGACGCCTCGGCGATGGCGAGGAGGGCATCGAGGGTGAGGTCTTGGAGGGCTCCCGCGAGGGCCGCGGGCTCTCGTGAACCACCCCCGGGGAAGTGCTGTGCCAGGAGCCCGGCGACCTTCATGACGTGGTGGTCACGCGCAGCGCGGATCTTGAGGGTCAGCTCGGGGGGCAAGCGTGGGGGCGTGCTCATGGTTCCACCGTGTTCAGCGCCTTGAAGGCGTCCTTGAGGGTCATCACCGGGCACAGCTCCCGGAGGCGGGCCACGCCGGGCGGGTCGTCTTCCCCAGCCGCGTCGAGGGCGCTGAGGTAGTCGGCTACCGCCTCCCCCAGCTCGCGGGCCCGGGCGGTCTCCTGCTGGACCAGAAGGAGCAGGGTCAGGGGGCTGGCGTCAGGATCGAAGGCCACACCCAGGCCATCGAGGGCGACCCCGTAGGCTATGGCGCGAGCCCTGGCGATGGCGTCCTCAGCGGTCACGTAGCACCTCCTCCAGCCTTGCCTTCGCCTCGCGTTCCCCGTCCGGGTCGACCCGCTCCCTCGCGTCGACGTAGGCCCGCGCTGCCTCCTGGGTCGCGGTGAGGCGCCCCCGCAGGGCGATGGCAAGGCCACGCCAGGCGGCGAGGTCGTCGGGGGGCGTGCTCTCGCTGTAGGGCCCTGGCACCGGGTAGGGCGCGGACTCGTGGAGGCCCGTGTGGCCCTCGGGGAGGGTGCAGCGGACCAGTTCGCCGAAGTCGATGGTGGTGACGGGGCAGCTCATGGGGTCTCCTCTGCGCGCTGGACCCACGAGGCCGGCACGGCGACGCACCGGCCGTCCTCCAGGACACAGGCGCGGTAGTGCATGGGTGGCGGCTCGTCGGGGAAGAACAGGGCGACGTCGCGGGCCTTGCTGGAGACGACGCGAGCGGGGAGGCCCATGCAGGTCAGGGACGGGGCGGGGGAGGTCATGGGGTCACCCGGGGCGCCAGGACATCGCCGTACCTGAGCTTGGGAGGGGTCGGGGAAGCGCACGTCAAGACGGTGAGGTTGTGGTCCTCGATGTCCGCGACGGTGACCGTGCCGCCCTCGTGGACAAGCTCGCTTCCAATCGCCGGGACATCCGGGTGGAAGTGAACGACGGCCCGCCAGTTCTCATCGTGGTCGTTCTTGATCCAGGTGGCTCCCTCTTCTTTTACGACCTCGATGATCCTGAACGTCCCGTGGAAGTGAACCGGGCTTTCGTCTGGACGGTTTGCCCAGTCTTGCTCCCCGTACCAGCGCCATCGATTGCGCAACGCGGGGACAGGGACGTGCTCCTGGTCGTCGTTCTTCTCGCTCAAGGGGTCCTCCTCGGCGCCGGCTCCTCGAAGGTGACGAGGATCCCTGGCGCGTTGCGGTGGCGTTTGTGGGGTTCCTGGGCGTAGCTCCAGGTGATGGGGCCTCGGGGTCCGTCGTCGACGCCCAGCCAGGCGGCCACGGCGTCGCGGCACGCTTTGAAGGCGCCGGCCAGGTTGTCGTCATCCAGCGTCCCCGAGGCGAGCCGGGTGAACGTGACGCGGAGGCGCCGGGGCATCTCCTCGGGGTCGACGGACAGGCACCGGAGGGCAGCCGTCATGGCGTCCCTCTGGCGAGCGGCGCGCTTCGCCTTGGCCTGATGGTGGTCGCGCTGGTTGGCCTCGCTCACGGTGGCGATGGGGGCCGTCAGGACGAAGAGCTGGCGCCACCGCGGGGCCTGCTCGTCCAGCTCCCGTAGCGCGTCCTGGAGCTGGTGCCTGGTGGCGTCGAGCTGGCTCTGGAGGGTGCGGACCTTGGCCTGGGCCTTGGAGAGCGCCGCGGCGCTGTGGTGGGGGCTGGCGAGGACGGCGCCGGTGGCGAGGGCTTCGTCCTGGGCGAGCTCGGAGAGGCGCAGGGTCATGACAGGAACGTCTCCGGGTACAGGGCGCGGCAGGTGCTCCGGGCGAGGCCCCGTGCGTCGTCCAGGGTGGCGCCCTGGTCGAGGTAGTACGCGAGCCACATGCCGCCCAGGCTGCGGGGGCTCCGGTCGAGGGGGCAGGTGACCTGGGCCCAGCGTTGGCGCCGGGGGCAGGACGTTCCAACCACCGGCTCCCCGGCGAGAGGTCGGAACAGGGTAGGAACACAGGTGTTCTTCCCTGTTGTTCCTACTGTTCCTACTGTTCCAACCTTAAAGAAGATTAGATGGTTACTGGTTTGGCTAATGTTTCCCGGGTTCGTGGCCGGAACGTTGGCACAACAGCCAGAAAATAGGCTGTTCCTACCATGTTCCAACCTCCGAGTGTTCCTACCTTCAGGTTGGAACATCGTCGCCTCCCTTCAGGTACCGCCATTCCAGGTCGGCACCTACCCGCACCCGTCTCTTTCGCCACCCGAGCCGCGCCAGGACCTGCCCGACCCGCATCTGGTCGCCTCGCGTCCACCGGTCGGTGGGGATCTGGAGAGCCGACCCGAGCACGTCGGCGCTGGTCACCGAGGTCCTGCCCGCGAGCCATCGGCCGACCTCGCTCTCCCACGGGTCCTCTTGCCGGCGCCCCTCGACGGCTTCGGCATGGGCCTCCCTCGCCTCCGTCGGGAGGTAGAGCAGGCCCCCCGCATCCCAGCTCGCCACGGCTTCGGCCAGGAGCTGCTCGCGGTCGCGGCGCAGGGCGTCGAGGTCAACCAGCCCCACGGCCACCGGCCAGAACCGCCGGTTGCCCGTGTCGTCCTTCAGGTAGTCGGCGCGGTTGGTGGTGCCCCCGAACACGCACCGACGGAGAAGCTCGACGATGGCGCGCCCGTAGGGAGGGCGGATCCGGTCGACCTGCCGCGAGAGGAACGCCTTCACCAGCTCGACCTCGGCGCGCCCGAGGGACGACAGCTCGGGCAGCTCGACGATCCAGGCCCGAGCGATGGCCATCACCGCGTCTTTCGAGGCGAGGTCGTGGACGTCGTCGGTGAAGTAGTCGCCACCGATCACCCGGAACAGGCTGCTCTTGCCGGCCTCCTGGAGCCCTTCGAGCACGAGCATGGCGTCGGCCTTGACGCCAGGCACCAGCGCCCGCGCCACCGCAGACCGGAGCCAGCAGGCGCCGGCCGCGCGGGTGTAGGTGCTGTCCTTGGCCCCCGCGTAGGTGGTGAGCCAAGTGTCGATGCGGGCCACGCCATCCCAGCGCAGGGAGCGGAGCCAGACCGCCAGGGGGTTGCAGCGCTGGCGCTGTGCCAACAGGGCCACCGCTTGACACACCGCGTCGGGGCGCACCCGGAGCTTCCAGTTGCGCTGGAGCCAGATCGCCCCGTCGGTGTCATCGGTGTCCTGCCAGGTGCGCCAGTCGGCCTCGATCTTGACCTCGATCTGCTGGCGAGCCTCGTTGAGCCGCAGGCGCCCGCGCCAGGTGGACTCGTGCTCCAGGATCGTCGCCACGTTGGCGAGATCGCTGGTGACCTCGCCCCGGCGAGAGATCAGCAGGCTGTGCCAGCTCTCGTCATCGGTCGCGGCCTCTGCCTCGGGAGCAGGAGAAGGAGCGAAGCCGCTGCCGCGGGGAGACGAGGGCGCCGGCTGCTCGTCGCGGCTCGGGTGCTGCCGCGGGGGTACGTCCTTCGGCATGCGGCTCCCTGCCTGGATCTGGTGGCGAATCGTCGCCCGGGTCTTGTCGAGGTTCTCCCACCGCGCCGCGCTCGCCACCGCCATCAGCTCGCGCTCGATGGTGTCCGCGTCGATGGCGCCGGTGTGGATGTAGGCCGCGAGGTGGTACGCCTTCACCCTGATCGTGTTGTGGCGCGTCCCCTTGGGAGCCCGGCGCAGGTCATCGAGAGCCCCGTCAAGGGCCTTGCGGACAAACCGCGCGGCGCCGGTCTCGTCGGGCTGGCTCGCCCTCGCCTGGCGCTTCGGGGCAGGGGGCGGGGCTTCGGCTGCGCGCTGCTCCTGGAGCACAGCATCGACCTCGAGCCACGCCTCCCCGTCGAGGGGGAGCATGGTGTACTCGCCGCCTCGCCCGGGGCGCACCGCGGGCAGGAACCAGAACCGGCTCGCGTCGCGGCAAGACTCGTCGATCTGGTGCCCGGCCTCGGCGCAACGGGTCGCCGCCCAGCGCCAGAGGACCGCGTGCTCCTCGGCGGTGACGCTCCGGGACAGGGGCACCACGACCCGGAACCGGGGCGTCTCGGGGGTGTGGGAGTAGGTCGTGTGAAGCCAGCCCCGGACCTGCCCCCAGAGCACCGCGGCCTCGCTGGGGTCCGTGGGAAGCTGTCCTTCCGTGGCCTCGTAGTCGAGCACCAGGGCGCAGACAGACTCGACGCCGGCCTTGACGCGGCGGTCATCGGCGAAGGTGGCCGGAGACCAGCCCCTTCCGGCGTGCTTCTCGTGCAGCTCCGGCGGCGCCAGCCACTCGGGGAGGTCGAGCACGCCGTTCCAGTCGGCGGCGAGCCGGCGCCCGCGGGGGTTCGTGAGGCTCTCCCAGAGGGTGATCGCCACGGTGTCAACGGCGGCGGCGGCGCTCATAGGCTCGCCTCCTCCCTCTCGTCGCGGGCCACCGCGCGGGCGGCGCCCATCCTCGGGTGACCCGAGGAGCACCACGCGACCTCGCAGCCGCTCTCGACGGAGGCGAGGTGGATGCGGTCCACCAGCGCCTGAAACCCCTCGGCGCCGGAGTAGGTCCGGTGATCGGGGCGCGGCACCGCGGCCTTCAGGTTGGTGTAGACGACGGTGCCCGTGTGGCCGTGCTTCTGGAGCCTCTCCAGCGCCGTCAAGATGGCCTGCGCCGCCGTCTGGTTGGACGTGGAGAGCGCGGGCACGTACCGGGCAACCTCCTTGCACCGGCCGTCCTCGTCGTAGGCATGGAAGACCACCCGGGCCTGCTGGTCGCCCCGGTCCTGGCAGATCGCCACGTAGACCTCAGCGATCACGACGCCACCTCAGCCTTGATGTGCCCCTCGTGGGGGGCGCCGGCCTCGACGCGAGCCGCGCGCAGCGCCTCGACGGCCGCGCGGATCGTCCGGAACGGCCCGACGCGGCGCCGCTTGAAGACCACGGTGAAGGCGAGGTCACTCATCGTAGCCCCCCTGGATCGGAGACGCCTCGGAGATGGCGTTGCGGATGGCCTCGGCCACCCGCAGGTCATCCTGTCCCCGGGCCAGCGACCGCCTCAGCAGATCCACGCCCTCCTGCTGCGCCTCGACCTCCCGGATCGCCACCGCGAGGGCGCGCGTCCAGCCGACGGCGATCCCCGCCTCGTGGCCTTCTGCTCGCGCGGCGGCGAGGGCCTCGGGGGAGGGCTCGCTAGCCTGGCGCCGGCCCTCCTCGACGCCGGCCTCGACCAGCTCGGCGACGGCGGCGCGGACGAAACCCAGCGCCGAACCGAGGGGGCAGTGGACCTCCCGGGGGGCCACGGACAGCACCGCCCTGCCGGCCTTGTCCCGCAGGTGAACGAAGTCCGCCCCTCGCGGGTCAACGTGTCCCTGGACGCACCTCTCGGCCATGCCCTCAGCAAACGTCTTGCCGCTCACCGTCCACCGTCCTTCTGGACCTGGACCCGGCGGCGCATCGCCTCGATGTCGTACGCCCGGCGCTCCCGCTTCAGCGCATCCTCGGCTTCGTCGAGGGTCTTGAGCCGATCGCGGAGGGCCTCGTCGGACAGCCGCGAGGGGTCTTCCTGGGAGACCACCAGGAGCAGCCCGCCGATGCGCGCGAGGACCGCCGCCAGCGCCGAGCGCGAGGGGCCATCCGGGGGCGGGGCGCCCATCGACGCCACGAGCCCGCGCGCCACCATGACCCCGAAGGGGCGGGGCGCCAGCACCAGGTCGAGCACCCGGAGCCCGCCCACGGTGGCCTCGTGGCGCCAGCCGTAGACGGTGGCCTGGCTGCGACCCGTGCGACGCGCCACCAGCTCCGCGGGGCAGCGGTCCAGAGCGATGGCGGCGAGGGCGGCGAGACGCCCACGGGAATCCTGGAGAGAAACCTCGACGGTCTCCAGGACAGGGACGGGGACAGGGACGATAGGTGTGCTATGCTGATTCATCGGGGTCTCCTTCAGTGCAGGTGGGAGAGCCCGTCTCCTCGTTGGCGCGAGGGGGCGGGCAGGTGGAATTCTCTTCGACGCGGGCGGCAAAGCGGTCGCAGCTCTGGGCACGGGCGAGGGCGCGGAGCACCTCCCCGGAGAGCCGCGCCGCCTCGTCCCGCGCGGTCTGGGCCTGGTCACGCCACCACGCGGCGGCCTCTGCCGGGGTCGGGGGCACGTCGTCGCTGCCCCAGGAGAAGCTCGCGGCAGGTCCCCGCGGGACCTTCGCGACCCCTCGGGGCCAGACGTAGACCCGCGCGCTCACCGGGCACCCCGACGCGCGATCAGCTCCTGGATCGCCCGGGCAGCTTGGGAGCACTCCAGCGCCCTGGCCAGGTCACCGGGGCCGCCCGTCGCCAGCGAGGCGCGGTCGATGCACTCGCGGGCCTCGATGGCGAGGATGCGCGAGGCACACTCCAGGGTGCTGCGGTCCGTGGCCGAGAGGGGCGCCGGTGCCGCGAGCGCGGTGCGCTGGTCCAGGGGGTCCGTCACGCGGCCTCGACGGCGGCAGAGGTCTCCGCGCGGTACGGGGCCTGGCGTGCGATCTGGGCGCGCTCCTCCAGGGAGAACCATTCGTCGGCGCGGACCTCGCCGCCGGTCCATCGCTCCAGCAGCACGCGGAACAGGGGGCCCGGGAGCCCCTCGCCAGAGAGCCAGCCCGTGACGAGCCCCTTGGACACGCCAACCCCCCGGGCAACCTGTACATTTTGCAGGCTTTGGCGGCGGATGAACTTCCGCAGGGCGATGAGGGCTGGTGTCGGGCGGGCCATGATTCGGTAAGGTAAACCGAACGTAGCCTAAAAGCAAGGGGTTGTCCACGTCGGTAAACCCAAACGCCGGAAACGCTAGGGATTGGGCATGCCGAAACCACCCGACGAGAGCATGAGCGCGCATCTCCGCCGGCTCCTCCTCGCCTGGCTGGCGGAGGATCCGACGCGAACAGAGGTCGACTTCGCCAAAGCCTCGGGGCTCAGCAAGGCGACGATCAACACCATCAAGAACAAGGGCGCCGGCGGGGGGTTCCGCACCGTCCAGGGGTTCGCCAAGGCCCTGGGCAAAACCCCGGCGCAGCTCCACGCCGAGGCAGAGGGGGCCACCCCCCTGTCAGCCTACCTGCTCCGGCAGATCCCGGGCTGGGAGCAGATCCGGAAGAACGTCGCCATGACCCCCCGGGGTCGCCTCTACAGCGAGGCCGCCTGGCGAGCCGCCGGCAACACCCCGGCGCCGCAGGTCTTGATCCTGGACGAATTTCAAGTGCAACAGCTCGTGGACTGGTGGCACCACGTCCTGGAGAGCGCACCCCCCACACCCGGCGCCCTCAAAGCGTCCTGAGGTAGCGCTGGTAGGCGACCTCCAGGCGCGTTGCGAAGTGCGCCCCCAGGGGCGTCCACTCGCCGGCCTCGCACTGGAGCCAGGCGCCCTCGCCCTTGCGGCTCAGAGTCCACGAGTCCTCCTCATCCTCTTCGCCCGCTCGTGAGACCTTGCGGGTGAGGGTCATCTCCTCGAAGTCCACCGTCGTGGAGGTGAACTTGAAGGGGTGGCTTGCGTCGCTCTCGTGGAAGGTGCGCGCCGCCTCCCTGGCCTGGCGCCTCCTCTGCGGCAGGTAGGCGACCACGACCCACAGCCCGACCATGGCCGCGGTGCCGATAGGGCCCCCCGTCTCAAACGCCACCCAGCACAAGATGAGCCAAAGCAGGGTCTTCCCCATGGTTCACTCTGTAACACCACCGAAGTTCGGTTTTCTGAACATTTGCACTTGACCATGAGGGTGGTTCGGTTTAGTTTACTGGACATGCCCAGCCGACACACCGCCAACATCCCCTCGCTCCTCGCCTTCGCCCGTCCGTCTGACGACCTGGAGGCCGCCGCCAGCCTCGACGCGGACCTCCGCGAGGCCCACGCCGCAGCCTCTCTCCTGGGGGTCGCCAACCCCTTCCTCTCGGCCGCGACCCTGCTGGCCGCCGCCGGGATCGCCCTCGATGGCGGAAGCCTCCCCTGGGCCCTCCTGGACGCTGCCGACCGTGTGATCTGCGACCTCCGCATGGAGCACGGCTGCGAGGACTGGGACTCGGCCGACTGGCGGCAGGCCACCGTCCAGGACACCGCCGCCCTCGATGACCTCGCGGTGGAACTCCGCTGCCGCACCCGGGCGCTGCGTGACGAGCGCCTGCCGGTGCGCCGGGTCGCCTGACCTCGCCGGCCACGTTCTGCCTCTCCTCCTCGGAGCGGGGGCAGTGCGGGGCCCACGAGCCCACCCACCACGGAGACCACGACCATGCCCACGATCCTCCCCAGCACCATCCTCCGCACCCTCGCCTCCGACGAAGACCGCCTCTACGACGGCGCCCCCATCCGCGCCGCCCGTGCCCTCACCGGCACCCCCGCGGACGCCAGCCTACCCCCCGCGGTCAAGGCCGCAGCCATGCGCGCCGCCGAGCTGCTCGACCTCCACGGCACCAGCGCCGCCGCGCTCCCGGTGGCCCTCCGCGAAGAGCGCCACGCCCTCGACCTCCGGCACCTCGACGAAGCCAAGGCGCTCGTCAAGCTGGTCATGCTCGCCCGTCGCGGCGCCATCGTCGGCGGTGTCGCCCCCGCGGTGCGGCGCCGGTGCCAGCAGATCCTCGCGGCGGACCCCCTGCCGCTGGCCCGCGAGCGCGCGGAGCTGGCCCTGTACGGTCTCGACGCCCCGGCGGTGGCCGCGTGAGCGCCGCCTTGCAAGCCCTCGCCAGGGCCCTCCCGGATCGAGAGGTCTACCTGCGCGCCATCGCCCCTGCGTTCGGCGAGCCGCACTTCCGCGTCGTCATCGTGGACGGCGCCGGGACGGCTTACCGCGTCACGATCACCGGGCTCCCCGACCACGACGCAAACGGAGCGGTCCGGCTCATCGCCGCGGAGCTGCTCCGAGAGCACCGCGACCTCGTCAGCGACACCGAGGCGCGCGCCCTGAGTGCGCTTCTTGATGAGCTTGGGAGGATGTCATGACCGACGCCTACGCCCTCGCCAGCCCCCACGCGGACCGCGCCGACGAGGCCCCGGGGATCCCCCTGCGCCGGTGCGCCCGCTGTGGCGTGCTCCGCGTCACCCCCTGTCCCTGCGCTCGTGCTCAGCGCCTCAGCGTCCCGCAGTGCCGCGCCCTCGAAATGGTCGCCCGCGCCGGGTCCGCATCCGTCAACCGCAACGAAGCCTCGGCCGCCACCTCGCTGGTCCGCCGGGGCCTGCTCTCCAGGGAGGACGACGAACCCGTGATCTACACCCTCACCGGCGCCGGCCGTGCGCTCTGGCTGGAGATGACGTCGTGAGCGCCCCACAAATCGAAGCCCTGGCCGCCCTGAAGGCCGAGCACAGAGCCCTCCGAGAAGCCGCGGCGTCGCTGCTGGATACGCTCCGGTTTGACGCGCATTCATGCGTTGGGCGCCGCCACGAGTACCTCACGATCGCCACCAAGATTTGCACCTTTGCGCCTCCGTTCGCTGGCTGCTGGTACGCCTGCGACGAGTGCGCGGCGAACCCGCCCGCCGACCTCCCGACGAGTCGCACGGAGGACATCCGCAGCGCTCCTGCCATCCGTGCCCTCCGCAAGCTCCTGGAGGCCCCATGAGGCCCTGCATCCCGCCCCCGCCGCCCTCGCGGGACACCGCCCCCTGCGCCCCTCCCGAGTCCGGGGAGTGGGTGATCTCCCCCACCCGACGCGCCGCCATCCTGAACGAGTGGCGCACCGCCGAGCATGACACCGACCTGACGCCACCACCGGAGGCCCACGACCATGACTGATCCCATCGAAGACCTCGCCCGCGCCATCTCGCCGGGACACGCGCTCCAGATCCTCACAGATGATCGCGGGAAATTCAGCCTTTGCGTGGTCAACCAGGTCGGGCACCGCCCGTCGAAAGCCCCCGGCGTGGCTGGCCACAACACCCTCGCCAGCGCGGCACGGGCCGTCGTCGTCCAGCTCGACGACGCGCCGCTCCCGGGCCGCGTCCACCGCGCCCTCGACACATGGCGCGCTCGCCACGACACCGACCTGGCCCCGCCCCCGCCGAAGGCACCATGATGCACCACCCTCACCTCGCCCGTATCGCCAGGGCCCTTGCCTGGCTCCGGGGGCTGCTGTGACCAGCCTCACGACTCGCTTCATCGATTGGATTTGGTGGCTGCTACGGCTGCTGTTCCCACCGGATCCGCCCCTCGCCATGGAGCTGCGTAACGGATCATGGGGAAGCCTCGGAGACCCCGGTGAGCCAGACGCCCTGGTGGTCTATGCCAGCAAGCCTTTGTGCCGCACCGGGCGAGCCGGATGGAACTGGGAGGCCGGGGGCAAGGTGGGCGCCGCCCCAACCCTCAAAGCCGCGAAGAAGGCCGCGGAAGCTGCCCTCGGGAGGGCCCCATGACCGCCGCCCGCAAGCCCGCCCCCTGCGCCGAGTGCACCCGTCTCGCCGAGGCCCTCCTCTCCTGGGAGCGGCTGTGGGGCGTCAACGGGTCCGACCTCGCCGCGATGGAGGCCAGGATCGAGGCGGCAGAGACGCGCCTCGCCCAGGTCACCGCCGAGCGCGACCAGCTCGCCGCCGCCCTCGCCAAGACCGCCCCACCGGAGCCTCCGCCGTCTCTGTCCCCCAACGCGACCGCGGCCCTCGCCATCCTCTCCACCAGCCGCGGCACCTCCCCCCACGAGATCGCCACGCGCTCTCGCATCCTGCGCCGGTCCGTCCCCCACGCCCTGGCCGAGCTGCGCGCCGCGGGCGTCGCCATCGAGACCACCCCCGGACTCTGGAGGAGGAAGTTATGGGCCACCGATCTACTCGACGCCTCAACCGACCCGGCGCCGTGCCCGTCGAGCCCGGGGCCTGCGAGCGCCTCCGCACCCGCGCCCGGCGCACCAGCACGGCCGCCGTGGCGAGCCTTGCCGGGGTCCCCCGGTGCGACGTGGAAGACGTCCTGGCGGGGCACCCGATCCCGCCGGAGCGCGCCGCACGCCTGGTGGCCCTGGCCGCCGAGGACCTGCCCCCGCTCCCGCAGATCACCTGCCACCGATGCGCCGCCGCGGTCGAGACGGAGGACCGCCGCCGCCGCCACTGCGACGCCTGCGAGGACGCGAAACGCGAGGAGGTCTTGCAATACCGGCGAGAATACAACCGGGCTCGCTACTGGGGCTCCCGTCCCGCCGCTACTCCTGCGCCGGTGGCCTCGCCCTGCCCCGAGTGCGGCACCGTCCGCCGCCGAGAAGGGACGCTGCTCTACTGCCCCAAGCGGTGCGACGGCGGGCTGGTGCTCGTCAGGAGGGCGTCGTGAAGCGCGGACGAAAGCCCATCGACATGATCGGCCGGCGCTTCGGTCGTCTCACCGTCCAAGAGCCGGCGCCGGTGCGCGACTTCCTCTCCGGCCGGCGCTCCGCCTGGTGGTGCCTCTGCGACTGCGGGGCCCGCACCAACGTCACCGGTAGCAACCTCCGCTCGGGGCAGATCCGGTCCTGTGGCTGCGGGCGCCGGGGGAAGACCGGGCGGAAGCCTCTCGACCTCTCCGGCCAGCGCTTCGGCCGCCTGCTGGTCGGAGAGCGCGCCCCCGACCGGCACGGCCACAGCCGTGTGGCGTGGCGCTGCCTCTGCGACTGCGGCGCCGAGGCCGTCATCACGACCACCGCCCTCCGCTCCGGCAACACGCGGTCTTGTGGCTGCGCTCGTGGGAGGCGCCTGTGATCGCGCCACCCACCACCCTCCGCCTCTCCGCCGAGGAGCGCACCTGGCTCCTGTGGATCCGGACAAAGACCCGCCTCACCACCTTCGCCGCCCCCTGCCGCTGGGCCCTGGCCCTGTCGCTGGCGGTGCCCTCCGACCCGTCGACGCACCAGCTCCCCGGCGATGGCCTGGAGATCACCTGGACCACCCTCGGCGGACGCTACGCCCCGCTCTACTGGGCGTGCGTCGTGGAACGCCACGGCGACGCCGCCCCGCAGGCCCTGCGAGCACACCTCCACCGGGGCATCGGGCTCCTGCGAGGGGAGCGTGGCCTCAACCCCGCAGGCCTCCTCTCGCTGGTCACCGGGAGGAAGCCGTGACCCGCACCGCCCGTTCCCCATGGCGCCCTCAGCACCCTCGCCCCCTGGAGGCCGCGTACCTCCGCGAACGCAACGCCGACCCGGACCCCACGCCGATCTGCGACGCCTGCGGAGCCCGGGTCGCCGTGGTCTACCGGGATGTGGTCGAGGGCATCGCGTGCGACCGGTGCCCCACCTGCCACGAGGAAGGAGCGGTCCCGTGACCCAGGGCATCCTCGAAATGCTCGCCGGCCTCGCCCTCCTGGCGCTGGCGGTCGGTAGCAGCCTTGCCGTCTCCGGGAGGGAGCGGCCGTAGCCCCTCGCCATCGCCACCGCGCCCCCGTCGCCCCGGAGAACCGTGGGCCCGGGGGCTGTGGCGGTATGGAGCCCCTCTACCTCACGCGCGAGCAGGTCGCCGCCCTGCTCCACTGCTCGGAGCGCACCGTGCTCCGGAAGATTGACCCCCACTTCCCACCAGAGCGCCTCTCGGGGAGCCCGCTCTACCACCGCAAGAGGTTGCTCGAATGGCTCGAAAGCCGCGAGGATTCCAAATCGTCGCCCAGGACGGGGGCTTCTACGTCCGTTTCCGCCACGAGGGGCACCGTCACAAGGTCTCCCTCCGCACGGGCGATCCTGGCGAAGCTGAACGCGCCGCCCCGCGCGTCTACGCCGAAGTCATCGAGGGGCGCCGGCACCCGCGCAGCGTAGCCACCGCCGCGGCACCGCTCCCGGAGCTGTGTGCGTCCTGGCTCGCGTCGCTCGAAGGCCCCGGGGGGCTCGACCCGAAGACCCGCGCCACGTACCTGGGCTATGCCCGGCGCTGGCTCCTGCGCTGGGAGCGCCTCGCGGACCTGACCAGCTCGGCGCTCCGGGGGTACCTCCGGGATCGCCTGGGCGAGGTGAGCCGCAAGACCGCGAGGAAAGAAAAGTCCGCGCTGTCGGGCTTCCTCCGGTGGTGCCTCGACCAGGAGCTGCTCGCCGAGGTGCCCGCGCTCTCCCTCCCCGCTCGCGCCGCCGGTACCCGCCAGCGGGACCGCCGACCGGTGCCCCTGAGCCCCGAGGAGGTGGCCCGGTTGCTGGCGGCGCTGCCCCCCTGGAGCCCTCGCCCGGTCCGCTCCGGCGCCCTCTTCCCCGTGCGGGCCTATGCCGAATTCTTGTACGAGACGGGCCTGCGCCCCGCGACCGTCGCCCGGCTGGTTCGCCCCCGGGCCTGGGATCGAGGGCGCCGCGAGCTGGTGATCGGCGACGACCAGGACAAGGCGCAGATGGGCCGCGCCGTCCCGCTGTCTCGCCGCGCCGTGGAGCTACTCGAAGAGCACGCCCCGCTGGGAGAAGGCCCGCTGTGGGGACGGTACCGCCTCGACAAGCTCTTTCGCATCGCCGGGAAGGCGAGCGGACTCGACGCCGACCGGGCCTCGCGGGTGTGTCCCTACGATCTGCGCCACGCTCGCCTCACCCACCTCAGCGATGCCGGGGCCACGAGGGGGGGGCTCCAGCTCCTGGCCGGGCACCGGAGCGCCGGCACCACCGATCACTACCTCCACCCGCAGGCAGAAGGAGCCCGCGCGGCGCTCCTGGCGCTGGACCCGCCCGCCCGGTGCCCTGCCCTCGACGGGGCCTGCAAGGGGCAGCCTATCGGGACCGGAATCGGGACCGGAACCCCCGCGGGGCCCCTCTGTCGAGGGCCCGGGAGGGGAGGGGATTGCCCTGTGATTCCAAGGGGTTGTGCGCAAGGAGGGACTTGAACCCACACGCCGTGAGGCGTCGGAACCTAAATCCTCCACAGGTACGAAAAGGCCGCAAAACCGTGGGGTACGTCATGCCAGATCATGCCCCCGGGGGCCCTATCGGGACCGGTATCGGGACCGCGGTCCCATCGGCATTTAGGGGGGTACGAGACAAAATCGACGTACCCGTGAAAATCACCCCTTGCGCTAGTCTAGCCTAGCGCGCATAGTGTTCTCAGAGACGGGGACGGACCCCGCCCAGAAAGAAGACCGCCATGACCTCCATCATCCTCTCCATCCCCGCCCACGCCTCCACCTACGCTGACCTCTCCGGCGAGGCCCTCCGCGCCGCCGTCACCGCCTGGGGCTCCTACCTGGAAGAAAAACTCGCCGCCGCCGGCCACGAGGTCAGCGTCGAGGTGACCCGCGAGGCTCGCATGCACGGCCTCTCCGTCCAGGACGAGGGCGCCGAGGCCGACGCCATCGAGGCCGCCGCCGCCCGCATCGGCGACGCCTGGCTGGGCCTCTCCGACGAGGAGCGCGCCGCCTACGGCTGCCCCGTCGCCGCCTGACCCTCGCCCCCCCATCCTCGCCCCGACGCCCCCGGAAAACCGCGGGGCCCGGGGCTCAAGGCGTTGGAGAACACCACCATGACCAAGCGCTACGACTGGCACGTCACGATCAGCGGCGACTATGTGAAGAACGGCGCCTTTTCGTTTTACTCAACGGTCGCGGAGGTGCTGTCTTCGGCCGGTCGCTACGCTGAGAATGGGGAGGTGATCAAGATATCCGGTGGCTCCCTCAAGAAAGAGCGCGCCTACGTCAAGGGGGCGCTGGGGTTCACGCAAATCAAGGGGGCCGCCTGATGACCGGCAAGAAGCGCCGCGGGGGGAAACCCACCTATACCCCCGAGACCGCCCAGCGCCGGGCATCCGGGCAGATCGCCGTCCGCATCCCCCCGGAGACCGCCGCCCGGCTCCGGGAGCGCGCCGCCGAGCACCCCGGGGGGCTCTCGGGGCTGGTCGCCAGCCTCGACACCGACCCCGCCGAGGACAGGGCGGTGCACGCGGGGCTCCTGGAACTGCTCGACCGGGGGCCCGTGCTCCTCACCCTCGACGCCAGGGGGGACGTGCTGGTGAGGCTCCTCCTGGACCCGGTGCCGCCCTGCGGGGTGATCGCCTCGGGGGCAGGGCCGGGGATCCACGAGGCCCTGCTGGGGATGCGGGAGCGATAGCTGGGAGGGGCCCGGAGGCGCTTCCTCCAGGCCGGGCCCGTTCGTCCCTCGCCGGCTGCTCCCCGCGACCCGGTGGAGGAGGCGACCCGAGAGGGAGGCTACCATGCCGCGGCGACCCGTCGAGCCGATCAGCGCCGCCGGTACCCCTCCGCGAGCAGTTCCCGGGCGAGGGCATCCCCGGTCTCTGCCACCAGCGCCGCGACCTCGCCCACAGGGATCCGGTCGGTAGCCGGCGCCTCGTCGTCCACGATCACGACGGGGGGACTCGACGGGCGATCCTCCGGGGGCGGCACCGTCGTGGCCCGCTCGGCGGCCTCCAGGAAAAGCCGCCGGTTCTCGACGTTGCGCGAGGTCACCCCCGGGTTGTCCTCGTCGCGGATCCGGCACTGCTCGGCCGTTGTGGTCCAGTCCTGGGCGTGCAAGGCCGCCTCGAATCGGGGCCACCCCTGGGCCATCGCCCCCACCGCCCAGGCCCACGAGCAGACCGCGAGCTGCGCCTGCCAGGGCCATCCAGGGAGGCCAGGCCACCGCCGCACCAGCGCCCTCACCGTCGAGTCCAGCCGCGCCCAGGTGAGGGCGTCGAGGTCGGCTCCGGTGAGGCGCAGCCGGGCCACCCTGCCCGCGGCACCGGCGCCCTGCTGGGCGAGGGACGGGCGGGCCTTCAGCGCGCGCCACTCGTCGGCGATCTCCCCGGGGGTCGCCGGCCTCCCGTCGAGCTGGAGGGGGAGCCTCATGGCGAGCTCCACGGGGTCCACGAGTACGCCCGCGCCGATGGTGACGAGGCCCCGGATGTCGAGGTAGAGCCAGGGGATCCGGCCCTCATACCGCTCGGTGTGGCGGATCCAGTGCTCGAGCACCTCCGGGGCGAGGACGGCGCGGCTCACGGCTTCACCCCGATCATCTCCCAGGGCATCCCCTTGCGCTCGCCCACCTGGAGGCAGGGTAGCTCCGTCGCGTCCGCCGTGTAGAGCAGCGGGCGCCCCGCGAGCACCCACCGCCCGTGCGCCTGGGTAAGCCGGTGCCTCCCGAGGGCGATGCGGGTACACCCCTTGGCGCCGGGCTTGGGGTTGCGCGGGTCGAGCTTGCCGCCCCCGACGCACACGATGTCCTCGCCATCGACGGCCACGACCATCTCAACGTGCTCGTCCCCTTTGCCGCTCCCGACCGTCCACCACGTACCGGGGCGCAAGTCGGGGCGCTCTTTGCCGGCCCCCCGGTACACCCCACGCTGCCGGGCGAGCTGCTCCAGGTAGGCCACGCTATCGTACCGCTGCCACCGAGGCTCGCGCAGGGGATCGCAGGCCACCTTGCCGCGCCAGCCCCTCACCATCCCGTCGACCTCTGCGATGAGCAGGATCGCCGCGACGGCCAGCGCACAGCTCGACTGCTCCGAGGCCATCAGGACCGCGCGCTCCTCGCTATCCCACGGGGCCAGGAGCCGCGAGTAGTCGCGCCGGGTCGCCTCGTCGCCCCAGGACAGCCCGACGAGCCGGTGAGCCGCGAGGCCAATAGCGTCCGCGCTCACAGGAGCCTCCAGACCCGCAGCACCAGCGCCGCCAGGGCCAGCCCGGCGAGGCACAGCACGATGGCCGTGGCCCGGTCGCGGCTCACCGGAGCACCCGGACCAGCTCGGCCGCCCGCTCCAGGGCCAGCGCCACGCACTCCTGGTCTTGCTCCTCGCGGCAGCGGTCGAGGGTCTTGAGCACCGCCCGCCCCTCCGCAGCCGCAGCGGCGAGGACATGGGCCGCCTCCTCGCACGCGGGCCGCTTGTCCTCCGCGGCGAGGCCACACGCAGCCAGCGCCACCGGGGCCACGCGCTCTACGCGTTCGATCACCTCAGCGAGCTTCGCCGCCGGGTCGGGGTTGGGCTCCGGCGAGGCAGAGGGCAGGGGCTTGCACGACCACCAGGACAGACCGATAAAAAACCACACGGCGAGATCGAGGTGCTTCATGGTGCTTCCTTGGACGACGGAGGGGGAGGGTTGCTGCTGGGCGTCGAGGGGAAAATCAGGTCCACCACCTCGAGCGCCACCTTCGCGGAGCCGACGCCCGCGAGGGGCTTCAGGAGCCCCCGGAGCACCGGCGCCACCTTGTGGGCCACGACCACCAGCGCCGCGAGGCGAGGCCACCGCAGCGCCTGGTCACGGGTGAGCCTCACCTGGGCCAGTGCCATCAGCGCCAGCGCCAGCACCGCGCCGCACGCCTGAAGCGGATGGGCCTGCGCCCACGTGATGAGGAGTTGGATATCGGTCACGTTTGTCGAGCCTCCATACGTTTGCCGCGATGATGTTCAGCACCGCCATCGCGATGGTGATGAGGGTGGTTTGCCAGCCCCACGCTTTCCACGCGCGAGCCATTTCCCGGTCATGGTCGGCGCGGAGCTGGGCGTTCTCCGCGGTGAGCGCGGTGATCTTGTCTTCGAGCTTGGCGTTCGATTCCTGCATCTCCACGAGCGCATCCGCCACCGCGTTCTCGGCGGAGTCGAGACGCTCCCGGAGGTCTGGCGGTGGCGGAACGCTGCGGAGGGCGATCACCCCGGCACCATCGCGGCGAGGGTCGAGAGCGCCCGGGCGAGCCCCTCGCCGTCGAGGTCATCCGCCTGGACGACGATCCCCGGCGCCGTGAGGATCACCACCGGCTTGTCTGGAGCGCCCTCCTCCGAGGCCCTCTCCAGCGCCGTCTCCGCGGTGATGGAGCGCCCTGCCGCATCCTTCGCCGGAGCCTCCTTGTACGGGATCTTTTCGCTCAGGATCTTCTCGCTCACAAGTTCACCGCCCTCGCTGCGCCGGTCCCGCCCGTGCCGCCCGTTGTCCCGCTGGCCGACCCGCCGACCACCGCAGCCTGCGCCGCGTACCAGGTGCCTACCCACGTCCCGAGATCCCAGACCTGAAGCTGCCCCGAGCCGCCGCCCGCGCCCCCGTTGCCACCCACGCCGGTTCCGGTCGCGTTGCCCCCGTTTCCACCGTTGCCGCCGGAGGTCGTGAGGCAACTCGTAGCCGTCGAGCCCAGGAGCGTCTCATACACCAGGACCAGATGGCCGCCGCCGCCCGCGCTCCCACCGCCGCCCCCGCCGCGGTTTCCGGCCCCGGGTGTGCCTCCGTTGCCACCGGCGCCGCCGCGCGCCGAGATCGCCCCCGCCGCAGTCGACCCGCTGCGATTGATCCGACGGGCGTACACATACAGCGCGCCGCCGCCGGAACCCCCGCCACCGCCGCCAGGGCTCGTGGTCCCATCGCCACCGCCGGAGCCGCCCCCGGGGCCGCCGGAGCCCGCGCTGATAAATGCGCCGGTCGAGTAGAGGGCAGGAGCCTCCAGCCGCCCGGGGATTTGCCCCGCGGAGGTCGCCCCCGCCCGGGTGAGGCCGCCCGCGCCGCTGGCGCCGAGCCCGCCCGCGCCGCTGGTCCCGCTGGATCCGCCGGCCCCGCCCCCGCTGGCCGCGGTCGCCTGGAGGCCTGTGGTGCCATTCCCCGCGCCGCCCGCCGTCCCCGCCACGCCGGTCCCCGACGTGGTGCCGGTGACCGCTGCGCCGAGCGCCCCTGCGGTACCTGTCGCACCGCCCGCACCGCCCGCCGATCCGTTGCGCTGGATTGCGCTGGCGCCAGCGGCGGAGATGTCGAGGGTATTGCTAACGTAGACCGAAAATCCAGCCGCGTTGATCGTGCCGACCCCTGAAATGGTCAGGTTGCGATAGTACATATCGCGGGTCAGCGTGACGCTGCTGGTTACCGTGACGTCCCCGTCCTGGCCGCCCCCGAAGAGGGAAAAGGTCAGCGCAAAGGCCGTGATTGCCTCGACGGTCGTGCGTCGATTTGCGGCACCCTGGACGACCGGAACGATCTCCGACCCGTCGAGAGCGGAGGCCGCTGTCATCAAAGAGATTTTCTCGTCAGCCATGATTACTCCAGCAGGATGTAGGAACCGTCTTCGAGGAGGATGTAATCGCCGCTCTCCAGGAGCAGCGCGTCGCCCGAGGGGCCGGGGCTACCGCCGCCCGCGGGGGCCTGGAACGGAGGCGCGGGGATGGGCGCGGGGATCAAAGCCATCAGATCCCCCGGAGCAGCACGAGGTTGGCGGCGCTTACCGCGGTCCCCGTGGCCATGATCTGGACGATCTGCGCGCCGTAATCCTGGCCCGCCACGCCCAGGATTTGCGAGCTGTTGCCGTCCTCGTCGATGATGGTCACGAGGCCAGCGGCGAGGAAGTGCAGCCCGTGCGCCGGCACCATGAGTTTCTTCGTGTCGGAGAGCGCGGAGGCCGTTGTGCCATCGGCCAGGAGGACAGAGGACGCGCTCTGACGGATGACGGGGACGAGCTTGGCTAGGAATGACATTCAAGGCTCCTCGCTGGTCAGAGACCAGTCTTTGGTGGTGGAAATCGTGCGCTTCGGAGCGCTGACGGGGGGCGCCGGCTGGTCTCCCTGCGCTGGTGGCGCGTAGCTCGCCTGGATCGCCTGGATCGAGGCCGGGGAGAGCGACGGGTGACCGACGACGCCCAGGAGCTGGGAGAGCTGGAGGGCCTGGCGGTAGGGCAGGGGCTCCTCGCGCGTCGAGAGCTGCCCTTGCACCTCGGTGCGGATCTGCTGGTAGAGCCCCGGGGCTGCCACCCGGAGCGCCTCCACCTCGGTGCGCTGGAGGGTGCCCCGCTCCAGCGACTCCAGGACGCTGAGGGGATCCGCGACGACACGCGCCGCGGTCACCAGCTCGTCAAGCTGGGCCTTGGTGAGCCGCGGGGCCTCGGCTTGCGGCGTGAGGGTGTTCTTCTGGTTCCCGCTGAGGGGGATCTTGCTCAGGAGGTAGGTGGTCGCCCGCTCGCTGGCGCCGAGCTGCCCCCGGAGCGTCGCCGCGACCTCGGGCGGCGCCGCGGCCATCGCCGCCCCGATGGCCTGGCGCTGTTGCTCCGCGCTCTGCTCGATGGTGGCGCGGATCTTGGCCGTCTGCTGTGGCGAGGCACCACCCGGGGGCGCCCTGCGGTCCACCGCGCGAGGCCCCACGGGAGCGAGGCTCCGGCCAAGGAGCGCGGTGCGAGTGGCAGCGTCCGCGGCGACGATGGGGGCGATGCGCTTCGTCGCCTTCGCGGTGCCGCTGAGCATCTTTCCGACGCCCTGCGCGATGGAGCTGTCGACGATGGAGGAGATTACCTTCGTGTCGCCCGTCCTGAAGGCCCTGGCGGCGAGGGTGCCCACGTCGGCGCCGTAGCTCTTGATGAGCCGCTGCACACCGGCGCCAGCGGCAGCCGTGAGGAGCCCGACCGGGTTGAGGCCACCGCCGACGACGAAGCCCGCAGCCCCGCCGATCTGCTCCGACAAGCCCATGGCGCGGTTGGCCTGCCCCGCGAGCTTCTCATCGAGGGAGCCCTTGATCCAGCGCGCCGCCTGAGAGTCGCGGTTGGCCGCGCGCCATGCGTCCCGGAAGGCGTCGTCGCCGGTGCTCTCGCCGGTCCTGACGATCAGGTCATCGACCTGGTGGTACAGGTCGCGTTTCAGCGCTTCCGCGGGCGTCTTGAAGGCGTCGAGGCGGGGATCCCACGCGGTGCTTCCCCCGAGGTCTCGCTTGAACTGGAGGAGCTTTTTGACGTCTCCGTCGCCGGCATTGGCGCGGAGGTCCGCCACCCACGTCTCTGCCTCGCGGGCGGCGGCCTTGAACTGGGGCCCGCTGCGCTCTGCGAATGACGCGGCCTTGGCCGTGATGCCTTCCACCACCGGCGCCACTTCAGCCCGCACACCCGCAGCGGAGAGGGTGTCCGCCGCCGCAGTGATGCGCTCGCCCGCCTCGCGCATCGCCGCCGCGTTCATGGCGACCTTGCGCTCGATTGGCTGGAGCGCCATCTCCTGCGCCATCTCGACGGCGCGATCCTTGGCGCCGGTGCGGGCGAAGCTCTCTCCGGTGAACTCCCGGAACTGCTTTTTCATCGCCCCGACGGACTTGGCCGCGAACTCGTCCTCGAGCTGCCGGGCGACGGCTTGAACGAAGCTCTCGCCCTCGGCCACCTTGACGCCCAGGCGTTCGGTCACGGCGCCGGCGGCTCGCCTCGCCCCCGACGCCACGCCACCGAAGGCCGCCCCCGCGAGCGGGAGAGCTCCACCGAAGGCACCACCGAGCAGGGCCCCATGGCCGAACGCTTCCGCCACCCGCGCCGCGGAGGTCTCGCGCTCCTGGAGCGTGGCCTGGCTCAGCTCACGCCCGGCCTCGATGGCGCCCATTTCCGCAGCCCCCACCGCGGCGCCGGCCAGGGCACGAGCGGCCAGCCCCCCCTCGATGGCGCCGAGCTTCACCGCGCCACGGGTCGCCAGGCTCCCGAGGCCCGCGCCGCCACCGGTGGCTAGGAGGGAGGCGATGTTGCCGCCAAGCTCCGTGGCCGTGCTCGTTGCAGGGTTGGCCTCCTGGAGCTGCCGGAGCCCCGCGGGGAGGGTGGGGTCGATGGCGCCGGCCACGACATCCGAGAGGCCCAGCGTGGCCCCGCGCGCGAGCCCCGCGGCTGCGGCGGCCGTCTGCCCCGCGCCGCCCCCGAAGACCTGGCGCTCCTGGTCCGCGAGCAGGGTGCCGCGGTCGATGACGTCAGCACCCCCGCTGCGGATGGCCTCTTCCGCGCGCTGCGGGTCCAGCTCGGCCGCGCTCCCGTCGGGGAGACGCACGGGTACGCCGCGGAAGTTCGGCTGGTTCTTCGAGACCGTGTACCCGTTGGCGAGGTAGTCCCGGAGCGTGTCCCCGCCGGTACGGTACTCCTGCCCGTCGGGCCCGGTGACGTAGACCTCGGGGGACTCGGCCATCAGCGCGCAACCTTCGTGGCGCCGGCCTGCCGGAGCTGGTTCTCGTACTTCGTTCGCATCGTCCCGCGGAGCTGCCGGAACGCCTGGACGCCGTCGGGGCCGATGAACCCCTGCTGGTTGGCGATCTTCTTCATGTCCTCCAGCTCGGAGGGGTTCACGACGCCGCTATTCAGCAACGACCCGCCAAGCACGCCGGCCATGGCCTTGACGTTGGCGGTGATGATCGCGTTCTCGCGCGCCTTGTCGGCAAGGCTTCGGGCTTCGGCGATCTCGCGCAGGAGCTTGTCCACGACGGCAAGGCCGGCGGCGTTCTCCCGGAGGGTCTGGACGTCCTTCTCCGGTGTCCCGGGTCGCGCCGCCCACAGCTCCTCTTTCTTGCCGTCGGGCGAGACGTAGTTGAACGCGAGGGCGCCGAACTTCTCGGCCTTGCGCTCCTCGGCTGCGCGGCGCGTCTTCACGTCCTCCAACTCCGTCGTGTCCGCGGCGCCGGCGGTCGAGGCCATCAGCCCGAGGCGTTTCATCGGGTCGTAATCGCTCTTGCTCTCGGTGCGGGTGCGCTGGACCTCTTTGCGAACCATCGCGTACTTGTCCGCCATGGCGAGGCGCTCCGCGGCAAGGGCGTGCATGACCTTGGCCCGCTCCAGCTCGAAGGACGAGGGCGTGACGTAGCCCCCGGGCTCGAAGGTCCTCGGGTTGGCCGTGGACCGTGCCGCGAGGTCATCGAGGGCGCCCATCGCGGTCATGAGCGGCGGCGGCTGCGGGGAGTTCACGGCCTCCTGCGCCAACCTCGCCCCGAGGGCCTCCGCGGGGGTGTCGGGGAGCTGTTGACGCGCCCACTCCATGTAGTCTTCGCGGGGGCTCATCGGATGTCCTTTGTGTCGCGGGAGCGGAGGGTCTGGAGGGTGCGGCGCTCTTCCTCCTGGAGCTGCCGGAGCACGGCCGGGTCCATCGAGGGGCGCACCGGGGGCGCCGGTGGTGGTGCGGCGGCGACGGGGCCCGCGGAGGGCGCCGTGCGCAACCCCCCGGGGCCCTGCGACGCACCCGCGCGGGCCTGCATGGCGCCCAGGGCACCGGCGGGGATGGGCTCGCGGGTCACGTCGCGGGCGGCAACTTTGCCCTCCAGAGCGCCGAGGGCAACGATGTCGCCCTCCAGTCGCTTCAGGTCGGCCTTGTCCTTCGGGGTCAGCGTCTTCTTCGCGGTGATCGCCTGGACCTTCTTCTCGGTCTCCTGGCGCACCGCTGCGACGCTCGCCGGTGCCAGCCCCGCGGCGGGGTTCTGCTGGTTCTTCTGGAACCACGCGGCGAACTCCTGCTGCTCCTTCGGGGGCAACCCCCGCGACGCGACACCGGCAATCTTGCGGTTGATGCGGTCAAGCTCGCGTCCCTCGAACTCGTCAAGCTGCTTGCGGTAGAGGTCCCAGTATTCACCCGTCATGCCGCGTTTCTTTTCGAGCGCGGCGAGCTTCTTCGTCTTCTTGTCCTGCCAGCCCTTGTAGACGTCATCGAAGTACGACGCGGCGACCTGGGGGGAGGCGAACACCGCGGAGACGGCGCCGAGGATGGTCCGAAGCACCTGGTCTTCGTTGCGCGTCTCCCAGAAGCCGCCCTTCTTGTTCTCCTCGTCGATGTCTTTCTGGATCTGTTGCATGGCCTCCAGCCGGCGCTGGTCGCCCTGCCCCCGGAGGGCTCCGGTCTGCGCCGTCAGCTCGTCGGCTGCGGCAGCCCGCTTCGGCTCCAGGTAGCTCGCCAGCGCCGCACCGCGCTCGCGTTCGTCGATCTGCCGCAGCTCGCCACGGGCCACGCCCAGCCGCAGCGCGCGCTCTTCCTCCACCAGCGCCGGGTCGATGGCCTTGCCTTCGAGGGTGACGTTCGTGTCCTTCTCGCTGGCGCTCTGCGTGGCCGTCAGGTCGCGCCGGTTGAGCCTTCCGAGGAGGTCGAAGGTCTGCCCGCTGCGACCCGTGAGCGGGGGCGCCTGTGGCACCGGAGGGGCTCCGGTGGGGATGGGCGGCGCGGGCGGCGGCCTCGTGTCCGCGGTCGACGCGGGGGCGGGCGCCGGCTGTGGGGCTGGCTGCGCGTCCATGCGGCTCATCATCCCGTCGCCGCCGCTCTGGTTCTGTTCGCCCGCGCCGCCCTTCGCGAGCCGCATGTCCTCGCGCTCGGGGATCGTCAGGACGAACTGATCCGCGGCGCCACCCTGGGGCAGGGTGAGCGAGGGCGCATCGCCGTCGTCTTCATAGAGGTTGTAGACGGGCACCCCGGCGGGGTTCGTCTCGCGTCGGTAGCTGTTGTAAGGCACTGGGCCCGCCCTTCGCGGCGGCGGCGCCCATTCCCGCGGCCTTCTCGAACATCGACGCCCGCTGCGCCCTCGCCTCGCGCTTGCTCTTGAGGTCTTCCTGGCTGGCCATGTTCGCGGCCTCCATGTTGGCGAGCGAGCGTTGCTGCTCGCCCTGGAACGATGCGCCCTCGACGCCTTGCCGAGCCCCGAGGAAGTCACGCCCACGACCGGCGGCCATCTCCTGCGCCCTCGCGTCGCCCGCCCGGAGCCGCGAGGCCATGTCACCCATGGCGCTCATGGCAGCGAGCTGCTCCTGCTGCCCGAGCTGCGCCGCGGTGGCGCTGGCCTGCTGCTGGGCCTGGGCGCCCGTCTGCTGGGCCATGCGCTGCGCCAGGAGCTGGTTCCCACCACCCCCGCGGGCGCTGGCGGCCATCTGGTTCGCCTGCATCTGCGCCGTGTTGGCGCCTTGCATGGCCATCTGTCGCGCCACGCTGGGGCCCTCGCCGCGGCTCATCTGCTCGTAAGCGTTGAAGGTCTGGCGCTCCAGCCCGCGGCCTTCGAGGCCCGCTTGCTCGAAGCGCTGGCTTGCGCCGTAACCCTCGTCAAGGCGCCGGCCGTACTCGTCCACGCGAGCACCCTGCGCGCCCTTGTCGCCGCCCCAGTAGACCTGATCCGCGGTGGCCGGGGTGTAGGTGCCCGCGTTGCCCGTGTGGATGTCGTAAAAGGACTTGGCGATAGGGATCCCCAGCGCCGCGCCACCAACCTTTTTCACCGTGTCCCAGATGGCCATGCGGTTACCTCGTGTTCGCCTTCTGCGCCTTGTCGACGCCCTGCTTTTGCCCGACCTCCAGAGACAGCCCGCTGTAGCGAAAGCCCGTGGGGTTCTCGGGCACCGACACCGCCGGCGCCGTGTCGCTGAGCTTGAGCCGGATCGACTGGCACTTTTGCGTCGCCATCCCGACCACAAGGCGCTCGCGCGGTAGCCCCTGGAGCGCCGCGACGTCGCCCGCGCTCCAGGTCTCCGTCTGGACCGGGGTGGTGTCGTCGCCATCGACGTAGACCTCCAGCGAGAGTCCGTGGGCGCTCATCTGGCGTAGCTCCAGGACCGCGCGCCACACCCGCTGGAACCCCCCCAGGGCGCCGACGCGGAGCCATGGCGTGGCGAGGGTGCCGGTGATCCACTGCGCGCCTCCGCCGATGCCATCGTAGCCCGGGGTGGCGCCGTCGCCCTCCAGGCAGGGGCCGTTGGTGGCCGTGACGAGGGAGCCCTGCCAGATGGCGGCGCGCGTCGTCGTCGGGTCTTCCTCGGTGCTCCAGGTGGACCACGAGCCGGCGCCATCGGGGCCCGTGTGCCGGTAGTCGTACACCAGGATCTGCGGGTCGCCGGTCTCTGACGTAGCGACGACGACGATCACCCGCTCCTGCGCCGCGTCGACCTGGACGTCGAGGGTTACCGGGTTGGCGTCGGTGATGTCGCGCACGGCGCCGCCGATGTCGATGATGCTGCGGCCTCGGGTGAGGATCTTGAAGCCGTCGGGGTCGCGGTAGATCACGCCATCCCGGAAGACCGCGATGCTCCTCCCGCTCGTGCAACCCGCGCTGCTCTGGAGCGCCTGCGGCGAGGGCCAGGGGGGCTGTCCCGTGTCGCCAGGGCCGGCGCCGGCATCGAGGAGGAAGATCCTCCGCTCGCTGAAGATGACCAGCGCGCCGTCGAGCCATGCGGTCCCCACCAGCCGCTCGTCGACCTCATCGAGGGAGATCCGGAGCACCGCCGAGAACGCGGGGGCCTCGGCTGCGACGATCTCCCGCGACGGCCACACCTCGGCGCTCTCGGCGCTGGTGAGCCACACGCGCCGCGCGGCCACCTGGACGTGTCGGGCCGGCGGAGGCGCCTCGTTTTCGAGGATGCCGCCCGCGGTGTAGAGCCCGGGGCGACCGGCGGCGAGGAGCACCGCGTCCATCTCGTCATCCTGGAACGCGATGGTCGCGGCGCCGGGGTCGTTGACCTCGCCGTTCCCGTCGAGGCGGTAGTACACCGTCCCGTTGGCCAGCGTCCGGAAGACCGCGAGGCGAGGGCGCGTCAGGGTGCCGTCCGCCTTGCTGCCCCGGCGCGTGATGCCCGTGGTCTTGACGTTGAAGTCCACGAGGGCGTTGGTGCCGCTCCCGCTGCTGATGGTCGCGGTGAACGGCGCACTGAGCCGGCTCCGGTGGATCTGCCCCTGGGCGTCGATCCACTCCCAGATCATCAGGTAACTGTAAACGTTGTCCGGCGTCCCCGCGGCAGGGCCGGAGGCTCCATACGTCAGGGCCACGGACCCCACGATCTGAGGGGGCTCCAGGAACGCGATCTCGACCGCGGCCTGGCCGTCGTACTGGACCGGGAGCGCGCTCGTCAGGTGGAGCAGCCGGGCCCCGTGCGCCCACGACCACAGCCCGTCCACCGTGCGCCCCGACCGCAGCCGCACCACGTCCACCCACGCCGCGGCGCCGGGGGTGCCCGCGGGCTCCTCTTCGTTGGCCGCGTTGATGACCAAGGGCAGGTGCGCATCGCCGTCGCTGGTGGTCTGGACCCAGGCAAGGTGCTCGTCCGTCGTGGCGACGTCGAGGCCCACGCCATCGAGCGGGGCAAGGCAGCCCTCCAGCGCCACCGGGTAGTCCCCGCCGATGGCGTCGAAGCGGCGCGAGAGGTTCAGGAGCGCATAGCCGTAGTTCTCGGCGATGCTGACCGCGCCGGTGCGGTACCGACAGACCAGCGCGTACAGGGCGCCGCCGAGCCGGAAGGGTTTCGTCTGGAGCCCCGTCCAGTAGATGCGGCGCAAGCTCATCAGGCCGGCGCCGAGGGTGTCGAAGGCCCGCAGGCACACCGCCGGGAGGGCCCCGGTGAACTCGGCGCCGATGAAGACGAAGGAGCGATTCTGGTCGTCGAATTGCGCGGCGAGGTTCCGCACAATGTTGAAGGTGGCGAGGGGCTCCACCTGCCAGTCCGCCAGCGCCGTAACGAGGGTGGACTCGATGTAGTGCTTTGCCCGCACGTCGAGGCGGTCATCCCAGGCCAGGAGCAGGAAGTTGTACCCGATGCGGAAGCCCAACGAGAGGCGCGTGCCGCTCCGGCCCAGCTCCGCCGCGTTGGCGTCGATGGTCCCGGCGGCGTTGTCGATCCGGCGCACCACCACGTCACCGCCCGGGGTGCCGCTCTGCGCGGCGATGGCCCATTTGCCAGCGATGGTGGGGATCGCATCCCAGCTCGCGGGGGTGAAGGAGTAGGCACCGCCGACGCTCGCCGTCGAGGTCGCCAACGTGGTGGGGTTGAGGGTCGCCCGCCGGAGCTGGTTGACACTGGTGATCCAGACCACCGTGAACAGCCCGTCGCCGCAGGTAAAGAGGACGTATTTCCCGGCCAGCGCCGAGGACACCAGCAGGGTGTTGTCGAGCAGCACGGCGCCGGTGGCCCGGTCGACGATGCGCGCGTAAGCGTTGCCGGCCACGGTGTAGAGGATCATCTCGACGGCGCCGACGCGCGCCACCTGGGTCACGTCGCTGTCCAGGTCCGTCTCGCCGCGTACCCCGGGGTAGCGCTCGACGCTGAGCTGAGGGACGCCGGTCTTGGGCGCCCACTTCACCGCCGAGGGGCTGTAGCTCCAGAGGTAGGCGCCGGGCTCGCCCGGCTGCGTCGAGGTCTCCTGCGCGCGGGTGCCGACCGCGACCAGCTCCAGGCCCCCGACGGCCACGAGGTCCGTGCTGGTCCCGAAGGCGTAGCCGTCCAGCACCGCGGTGCTCATCGCCACGAGCCCGGCGCGCTTCTCGATCTGGCCGGTTTTCGTGTACCGGAGGTTGTCGAGGGTGTGGAACTGGCTCGCCAGCCCCCCGGGGCCCGGCACCGTGGCCCACTCGCCGCGGGACTGGTCGAGCCCCCCGATGGGGAGCACTTCGAGGACGGTCTTGGCCAGGCTCACGGCCACACCCACAGGTCCACGGTGACGGCGCCGGAGGCCACCAGCGTCAGCGTGCGCGCTGACACCGCGGTTTCCGTCACGGACGCTGCGGCGGCGCCCCGGGCGCGCACCACGAGCCATCCTCCGAGCGAGGGCAGGCCGTGAGCGATGGCCACGGGCGTGGTGGACAGGTCGATCCCCTTCAGCAGCACGCCGCGGGGGTCCACGGGGGGCGACCGGAGCGCCTGGGTGAGCCGGTCGCGCCACTGCCCCAGCAGCCGCGTCACATCGGCTGCGCTGCGGGCGCCGTCGAGGGTGGGGAGGTCGATCATGGGCGGGGGTACCTCTCGCGCCGAGCTCGGCCCCACCGGACGTCCCGGACCTGCATGGGCTGGTGCCCGTCGCGGTCGCTGGCGAGGCCCCGGATCTGCTCCTCGATGTCGGCCTTCTTCGCCCTCCAGACGGCCACGGTGGAGTCTTCCTGCATGGCGGCGATCTGCTCCGCGGCGTGGGCGACGATGTATTCGTCGAAGCCGTTGATGCCGTCGTACAGCGGGGCACCGCTGCTGGTCTCGTTGGAGAGGTCGAGGGTGGGGAGGTAGATCGCCCGGACGTTCCACACCGCGCGGGGCGCCGGATAGAGGCCGATCTCCGCGAGCTGGGAGGTCGTCGTCTCGTGCTGCCGCCCGGTGAGGGCGTAGCGGACCTCGTGGATGCTGTCCCCGGTGAGGCTCTCTTGCAGCGCCCAGTCGCCGGGGTTCATCCGCTTCAGCTCGTACCAGGTGGCGCCGGTGGGCTGGACCGTGCCCGAGGGCGAGCCCCCGGGGGTCTCCGACACCATCAGCGACACGAGGCGATAAAAGTTTTCGGGGAACGGGTAGCGCTTGACGCCCACCGTCGTGTTGAACCCCCACTCGGTGGCGTAGTAGTGCTCGCCGCGGGCCGCGACGAGCAGGTTGTACAGCCGGTACGCGCCCTCGTTGATGTAGGCGTTGATCTCCGTGTCGGAGATGAAGCCCGAGGCGTTGGGCTGCCGAACGGCCGTCCGGATCCTCGTGCGGAGGGACGCTTGAGAGATCGGGATCGGCATGGCAGGTCACTCCTCGTCGCTGTAGTCGTCGCCTTCTTCGTCGTCGCCGCCGCACGCCTCTTTCATGAGGCGAAACGCCTTCTTCGCCTTCATCGCGTCGCCGCTCTTGAGCGCGCTTCGGAAGGCGGAGAAGCCCGTCTCGAAGGGGTCGCCCTCGTCGCCCATTTCCTCGCCCGAGGGCTTGCCCCCGAGGATGGCCAGGAGCCCGCCTTTCACGGCCTCACCGTGACGGAGAAGTGCACCCGGTTGTTGGCGTTGGCGGCGATGTTGGTCGCCACCGCGTTCACCCGATACAGGATGTCGAAGGTGAGGTTGCCGGAGGTGTTCGCGGTGGCCCCGATGATCGACACATCGATGGGGCTCGCCGCCGCGGCGTTGAGCTGGACGCCCGCGATGGCCTTGACGACGGTGGCGCCGCCGATGCCCTGGATCGTGACCGTCCACCGGCCCGCGGACACGTAGGCCACGGTGAAACCGGAGCCCCGGAGGGTCGTCGGGGCGTTGGCCGTGTCGGGAGCGAACGACCCTTCGAACAGCTCCGCATCGGGCGTCGCGTGACGCACCGGAGACTGCGCCTTGCCCGAGGCCATAAGCTGATCCCCGTGAGCGAGAACCGCCCGTTGTACGCGGGGGCGTCGCAGTAGAGGTTGCCGAAGGTGGCAAGCCGGGCCTGCATGGCGTCGTTGTCGCCCTCGCGCAGCCAGATCCCCTTGCCGTCGTCGTCGACGATGCTGAACGGGTCGCCCAGCGTGTTGAACGTCCAGGTGTCCATCGACAGGGCCCAGCCCGTGTCGAGCTGGCAGCAGGGGTCGGAGACCACGCGCGCCTGCCCGCCCTGGCCTTCCACGAGGATGCCCTTGAAGGACACGCCCGCGTCGGTCTTGATGTCGACGTACTGCCGCTTCGCCCCCAGCTCGTCGCAGAGGCGCTTGTACCTCTGCGGGTGAAGGAGGATCGTGTCCGGGGCGCCGCCGGCCATGTAGACGCGCTCGAGGATCGCGGTGATGGCGCCCTCGACGGTCGAGTAGGTGTAGCCCGTGGTGGTGGGGGTGATCCGGCAGCCCGCGAGGCGCTCCGTGTCGAGGGTCCGGACCACGCCGAAGAACGCGGTGGCGCTCACGGTCGCGGGGATCCAGGCGTCGAGCCCGGTCATGGTGGCGCCGAAGTCGCCCTGCCTGAAGAGGTACCAGTTGGCCGCGAGGGAGTTGATGCCGGTTGCAGCATCCCAGTTGGCGGAGGCGTCGTTGGTGAGGGTGCCGGTGTCGCGGTTGATGCTGACGATCTTTGCCGCAGCGCCACCCGCGGTGGCCGCGCCGGAGGTGCCATCGGCCACGGACCCGTCGAGCACCATGCCGGCCTCGAACCACACGATGTCCTTGGGGTTCAGGAGCGTGATGGTGCTGGAGGCCATGCCGCTGGTGACCTGGGCGCGGGCGCCGCCGCCGTTGCCGAAGATGCCTTTGCAGATGCTCCGCTCGGCGGTGTTCTTCATGCCGCGGATCACGGCCTCGACGGCAGAGATCACGGCGCCGGTGTTGTCCTTCGCGGCGCGAACCAGCTCCGTCTCGATGGAGGCGGTGGCGTAGTCCTTCTTGCGGGTGACCGCGAACCGGCGGAAGCCCGAGGGGCCCCGGTTGGCGAGCGCGCTGGAGAAGGTGGCGGACCCGCCGGGCTCCGGCGAGTAGCGCAGGGGAACTTCGTGGGTGAGCCCGTTGAAGTTCTTCTTCTTCCGGAGCATGTCCCAGAAGGGCTTGCGGGTGTAGAGCTGCTCGTTGCGAAGCTGCTCGTAAACGTCCTTGAGGATCTCTGCGACGTTCGACGTCGTTGAAGGTGCGGGCACGGCTTGCTCCCCGCCGCTCTCTGGCGGCGTTGGTTCTCGGGGTGGGCTCGCGCTCGTGGCGCTCCGGTTTTGACGACTGGGTACGTCCGCGTGGCCGGCACGCGAGGCCCCGAGAGGGGCAAGTGGCGTCTATCTTAACAGACCCGTCTGATAGGGCAAGCCTATCAGCCCAAGCTCTCCAGGAGCTTGCGCTCCATGCGCTTCCGGAAGGCGTCCATGTCCTCGGCCTCCTCGGGCGTGGCACCCGCGGGCGTCGAGGCGTCGCGGTTCGTCAGCCCCGCCGGGCTCTTCTTCCCGGGCGGCGGTGCCTCGGGAGGCGGCGGGAGAAGGCGCTTCTTCAGCCGCTCGACCTTGGGCTTCTGCATGTTGACGAGGAGCTTGCCCAGCTCACCGAAGGTCGGCGGGCGGCCGAGTTCTTCGCGGAGTTGCGGGGCGAGGCGCCGCGCGAGGTCGAGCTTCTCCTCATCGTCGAGCACGTCCAGCTCCGGCGCGTTCAGCTCCCGGAAGTACTGCAAGAGCCCCGCCTCCTCGCGTTGCATCTGGGCCTGGCGCTGGCTCTGGTCGAAGTCGTCGAGGCGCTTCTTCAGGGCCTCCAGCTCCTGGTCGCGGCGCTGGAGTTCGCTCTTCAGCTTCGCCTCCTTCGCGGTCGCCTCCGGGTTCAGGCGCTTCTCCACCAGGCGGTCGAAGTAATCCTCGCCCATGGCCTCGCGCAGCGCGTCCTCGTCGCCGCTGCGGAGCCGCTCCAGGATCGCGCGCTCTGCCTTGAACGCCTCGCGCTCCTGC